CTGCAAAGGCAAATAACAAGTCCCCCCCCTTCCCCCCTCCAAAAGAGGGGGAGGTTTTGAGGGCTATAAAGACGGCTGTACCTACAAGCTGGTAAAACAATCGTTCTACCTGTTGTAGGTATGCCATTAGGTGCTTTCTATGTTGCTCATCGTAGTTCATTAGATAGCGGCTTCATTGAGGTTGCTGTTTTCCTCGTCTTTGATTTGCTGTAATTGGGCTTCGGGGTCGGTGATACCGAAACGCTGCATTGCTTCACGCTGTGATATAAGGGGTTTGCCACCATTGGCTTCTGTAAGGGTACGTATCATTTCGGTATCATCATCAATATCAAAGGGGGTGATAATGGGGGTAATGTCTATATCTTTTAGTTCTTTTTCAAAGGGTAAATACATCTTTGAAAGGAAGGCTAAAATGATATTGATACGCCTTTGTAGGGCGGGTATGAATATAGCCTCGTTGTCTTTTACTTTGAGGTGTGCGGGTAGCCAAGCGAGTTTGCGCCCTACGCCTGAGAGCATATTGCCTTTGCCGGCGTAGAACTCATCGGAAAGGTCGGGGGTGTGGGTGAACTCGTGAATATCACGGCGGTTCATTGTCATTTCTTTGTCGAAATTCTCATTGGCATTTGGAGGCGCAACGAATTGAGCATTACCTCCGTCTCTAACTTCCAGTACTTTGCCACCTGTATTATTGCCTGTCATTTTGCCTTCTACACGCCCAGAAACCATTAGAATAGGTTCTCCAAATTTTTTGTTACTTTCAGAGAAATTGCTTCGTTGTTCTTCGGCTATCTCAATAAGATGCTGTACATCGTCCCATTCGGGTTTGTCTTGCTGATATAGCACAACAGGTATTTTGCCGATGATATTTTCTTTCACTTCGGTAGTGGTAACCCCATTTTCGGTAATGAAGGTGTATATAAATTCAGCGGTGAAGGCTTGGAATACAGTTTTGCCCTCTTTGGTGGTACTTTCTACGGCAAAGGATATCAGGTTGTTATTATCGTCAAAGCGTGGGTATAGGGTGTATTTTTCAGGGGATAGGATTTTGTGGCGCAAAAGGAATTGAGAAGGCACGCCGTATTTCTCGTTCTGCTCTTCTTCGGTATACCACAACTCGGCTACTTGGGTGTATCGCTTCACCTCTGTACATATTTTGCTGTCTGAAAAGTTCATTTTGTTTGCCTTGATAACTGATTGAAAGGCATTAAATAGCGGACTATCCTCTGCGGTATACTTGTAAGGGATAGCCGTTTGAAACATAGTAGCGATTCTAACAATACGCTTTTGGTAGGGTAATGCTACACGATTAAGGGAACGATAACGCTTCTCAAATCGTGGTTTGTTCTGACTATCTAAAAGAGGATTACCCACTTCGTCAGTAAGTGGTATCATTATTTCAGGGTCGGGGTAGCGGTGCTTATTGATGAGTATATCGTGCTTTTTGACCTCGTATTGCCGTTGGTAGGGGGCGATGTCTATGGTGGTAATGCCTTGTTTAAAATCTTCTTGTGTCATTGTATCTAAATTTTTAATTTTGAGTTGCCTGCGGAGGCTCTCCGCTAAATCATTGAGGCGAGTTGATATAAGTTGTTATTCGTACCACTTAGCAGCTTCATAGTGATATAGCGAATGGCATCTATGGCGTGGTTGTAGTTATCTATGGGGATACCTGCTTTTTTGTCGTTCCAAGCGTAATTTTTCAGCTCTTTCTTTACGTTGAAACTGTGAGGTGTTACCACTAACTTGTAATTGAGCATTGTGGTTATGCCTGCTGATACGCTGCCTGCTCCTTTTTCGCAAGGCTCTATATTCAGCCCTTTATCTCTTAGGTCGGCAATTAGACGAGGTTCGGCACTGTCGGCAACGATAAGGTCGTCAGGGTTGTCTATTAGGGTGCTATTGAGCTGGTAAAGTCCGTCAGAGGATAATTGCTTGTTGTTATAGTATTTTTCGTCTATATAGATGATTTTGCTGCGATTATCCACTGCTACTTTGATGAGGGTATCAGGGTCAATAGAAAAGCCGTAATCTTGTCCGTAGCCATAAGGCAGTGAAGTATCAAACTCACCCTCTTCCCAATCGGTAAATATTACCCCTTCCGATACATCAGCCCAGCGACCTATGATTTTTTGAGCGTATTTGGTTTTGTTGAATAGTGATTGATTGAATTTTCCTTGCTCATCGGTGGCTTGTGCGAGGCTTTGGGCTTTTATCTCCTCAATCTGCTTAAAAAACTGCTCATTGAGGTTTTCTGCATTATCAAAGTAGGTGGTGTGGATATGCAATACATCGGGGTGGGTGGATATTTGCACCTCAACGCCGTCAATCTTTACTACTTTATGCGTTTTTTCAATGTACTTCTTATAAATGAAATGCTCGGCATTGGAGGGGTTCAGAATAAGGATAACCCGTAATTGCTTGCCTTTCTGACGGATTGAAAGTATTAGTTTTTCGTAATCTTCCTCTGATAGCCATTCTTCCATTTCATCACCTACGAAGGTAGTAATACCATGTAGAGACTTTAAGTTAGCCGTTTGGTTACCTGATGAGGTTTTGATACCCTTAAAGAGTATTTCAGAGCCTGAAAAGGTGTTTTTGATAGCTGTTTTGGTGATACTGAAATACGCCCCAGTGCCTTCGGCTTCTATCTTTTCTTCAAACTCTGGGATAATAGAACTATGGGCTGATACCATAGTATAACGGCTGAAAAGGATTTTATGTCCGCCCTCAAAAGATAGGCGTTCGAGGAAGGTGGAGGCGTTGTAGGACTTGCCGCTGCCTCGACCTCCTGAAAGGATAGTGATGAACTTATCTTTATTCAGATATAGGGGGTTATATACGGGCTGCGTTTTAATCATTACTTTTACTATTGCTTTTGAGCCATTGGGCGATGTCGATGCTGCCTTGTACGGCGACTTCGTCTTTTATACCGTCATCGGTTTTGAAAGTGGATAGTACAGTTTGCATTGCTGTCATACGGGTACGATAATCTACTGGCACTTCACGGAATTTGTTAGGTATTACTGTACCTTCTTCATCAGTGAGAGGTTCACGGATAACGCCCATAATGGCAATAACAGATACCAAGTTGGACACATCGTTAAAGGTACGTGCTCGGTAGGCTTTTTGTACCATTTCCAACTCTGGATTTTTACGAATACGGCGATATACCCCTGAATAATCTACTCCTAACATTTCAGCTGCCTTAGTAGGCTGTCCGTTGGCTTTGATGAGAGCTTGTTTTAGTTCCTCATCGGTGTATTTTTCGTTATCTATCTTCTTACGTGGTTTCATATTGATTTTTATTGAAAGTTGTTAGTCTATGCGTTCTATACTATTTGAAAATTCTTCTCCTTCTATCATCTTTTCGTAAGGGTCGTACCCCATACGTATCATAAAGGCTTCTTTATGCTTTGGGTTTTGAAACTTGACTACTACATAAGATAGCATTCCTCCGTCTTTGTCTGAATTATTGGTGTTGCTGATACGGTCTTTTACTTTCTGTATTTCGTTGTGTCGTGCAATTTGATTTTCAGGAGTATCGTCATAGAAATTTACAGAGCGGTCTATATTGTGGTTTTCTTCACTTTCTTTGGTAGCCTCGTCAATGGCTTGTAGTGCTTCATCGTCTTCTGTGTTTTTTGACCATTGTTGAGGGGTGTAGGTATCATCAAAGGAATAAGACGAATAATCATCTATACTGGTGCTATACATAGACACATCAAAATCGGTTAGTCCTGCTTCTTGGTAGTTATCAAGGGAAGGGACTAAGGCGCGCATAAGGTCATCGTCTAAGGGTGTTTGGCTTTTGGTGTGCCATATATTGCGTGCTTTTTCGGTTTTAAGGTCAAACTCGGCTACTTCTACTTTGATAGGGTAATCAGTTTCAGGAGTGCCATTATACTTGTGATATAGGTCGTGTGCCATTACTCGCTTGTGCCCGTCAATAAGGTTGCCTGTTACTTTATTCCAAACAATGCCACCATAGAAACCATTCTTTTTAAGGTCTTTTAGGATTGCTTTTACTTGCTCGTCTGTATGCTTCTTTGGATTGTAAGGAGCGAAGTGTATTTGTGAGCGTTGTATGGTTTGTGTTTCGGACTGTTTAAACTCTTTCATTGGTTTGTGTTTTTTGAGGTTCTTGATGTAGGGCTACTTCGGCATAAGGAAACTCTTGGAGTATCTTTTTTAGGTCATTAGGGTAGTATTTTTGTAAAAAAGATAATGTTTCATAATCTAATCCTACTCCTTGACTTACGGACTTGGCTGCATATACCATTGGCTTTATAAGGTTACGATTGGCGATGTACTGCAAGACTTCTTTGTTTGTCCATAGTGCTAATGGATATACCATACCTTTGGGAGAAGTGAAGGTAGGAGCCCACATTTTAAGGCGCATACGTTTCATAAAACCATCTACGCCTTTCATTCCTGAAAAGGCATATTGAGCATTACATTCTTGCATTACAGATTGTTCAATTTCACCTATTTTGCGTACTTTGATATCGGGTTGTTCATCGCAGAAAAAGCCGTTTTTCTTGATAACATCTAACATTAGGTGTGGAATTTGGCGTACTTCTACGTTGGGGTATTTTTTGATTGCCCAGTCTATGTATATCTGTATATGCTCTAAGTCTTTGACGAGGTACATAAAATAGCATATTACCTTCTTAAAGCGAGGTGCGAGCATATCGAGCAGTGCGATGCTGTCTTTGCCTCCTGCTGAATAGAATAATACAGCCGTATCCGTTTGGGTACGGATAGACTGTATTATTGCTTGTGTTTGTGCGAATTTAGACATAATGTTATCCTTTTATGCCAAATGCTGCTCTTAAATCAGCTCTACGTTGTTCACGTGAGATATATCGTCCGCCGTGACTGGCTTTACCTGTTGTTGGGTCTGTTGCCCCTCGTCTACCACCGCTATAACCAGAAGTAGCGAATAAAGTTACTTTTTTTGCCATAATAAAGAATTTTTAAATAATTATTTTAATAAAAAGAGGCTGCAAGCGTTTTTTATTCACTTGCAACCTCTATTAGTTTTTCTGTATTTTTTATTCTTTTACTTTAAGAATTTTTCTATGTTTTTGTGTTCAATTACCTTACCTAACTTGAACTCAATACCTATATAGGGGTATTCATCACCTTCAAATTCGTAGGTCATTTGTTCGCCTTTTTCGTCGATATAGTCGTGCCAATTTGTCTCTACTACTTTAACTATTAATTCAGGGTTTGTACCTGATTTCCCCCTACCATTGATTAGTCTTAAAGCATCGTATTTTCGTATTTCATTTTCGCCCTTATCATTAACGAAAAAATATCTATTAATTAATTTAGGCGTGTCGCAAAGACGAGTTTCAATTTTTTGAGAGCCTTTTAATATGGCTTCAAAATTATCACCTGTGATTTGTAATGTTAATGTATTCATTTGTTAATTTTTTTTTCAGGTTGCAAATATAGCAATAAATCAATGTACTTGCTGAATGGTTTTACATTCAAGGCAAAGGTACGGCGATTATTGCTATATTGCTTGCTGATAGTTTGACAATTTTTTGACATTTTTATAAAGCCCTCAATAAAGAGGGCTTTGGTGTAAAAAGATATGAATTAAGCAAATTGTAAGGCGTGTTGAGGGACTGGTTGTGTAATGTCTTGTAAGTTTTTTAGAAACTTATTGACAAAGTATACTTGCCCTTTACCTGTTACTTTTGTCGTTATAGTGGTATGCATTACCCCACCACTGCCTGAACGTGTGCCTTTTTTTAGTTCAAAAAGTCCTTGTTCAATATATTGCTGATTAGGAATGTTATAATATTCACCTTTTTTGCCTAAATAGTGATTTTCTCTTAACCACTTAAACAAACGCTTTTCGCCTATTTCATAGCCTTTTTGTGTGATGAGTTTTGCAAGCTCGCCTATCAGGCAGGACGATTGTGAACCTATTACCGTATCAGCAAATAATACTTTGGGGGCTTGTGCTGCTAATTGGGCCTGTTGCGCCTCGTTTTGTGCTTGTAGACGTTCGTTATTTTCTACCTCTGTCAGCAATGATTGTAATGCCTCTTTATAGGTCTTTGGTAGAGCTGGGACATCGGCTGTGGTTAGTGTTTGTGCCTCTAACTCTGCCCAACGGCGATTAACCTTTATGCGCAACTCGGTGTTGTAACCTGTCATAAGGTCAAAGGTTTGCAACTTAGTCAGGCGATACTCACGATATGTTTGACCATTGTCAGCTTTATATTGAGACTGTCCAATTTTGGACAGTGCCATTTTTTCGTAACTTTCATTGAGAATATCGCAGTCTCTTAATACGTGCTGATGATTTTTACCTGTTAGGGTAGCAATTTCACGGCTTGACATTGTTGCCTCGCTGTTAGCGTTTGGAACGAAATTCATTAACTCATTCATAACTTATGCGCTTTTTTGAGTTAATAATTCATCGCAAACTAAGGTAACGCTCTGAAAGTATTCGTTGTCGTTAGGCAACAAATCTACTAACATTTCAAAAAGTGCGATTGTTTTGTTGCTTTGGTTTAGTAAGTAGTTACGGGGCTCTTCTTCATTTATGCCATCATGAAGTGTTTCGATTGTGTCTCTCAATACCTCTATTAGGTGTTTTAACTTGTAGTCTAACAAGTTGTCGGCTGGTTTAATTGACCTTAATAGGGTCACAAATTTTTGGCTTTGCACTGCATTACTATTATTCACGCTTTGTGCTTGTTTTGGGCATTTGAACATATTTTAAAAAAAAATAACGGTGTGAGTAGGTGCTGTTCAAATACCACGATAATCGTTATATTTGCTATACATTACTATATAGCGACACCCTCACACCGTGAGTTATTAAGTTTAACTATTGTCTATTGATATAGGTATATAATACCTGTGGTATTTGAACAATGCAAAGGTACAACAAATTTTTGAATATACAAATAATTTGGGTACTTTTTTTTGATTTTTTTTTACATAGGTAGCAGGTTAAACTTGTAGAATGAACGCCATTCACATTTGACGGTATCAAAATAGGTAAAAAGGTTCTCATTGGGTTTGCGGTTGCTTGTAGTAGGAGGTGTGTTTGCCAATGTACCAAACGCTTGCCTGATTTCACCATTTATCTTTTTATAGTGAAACTCTACAATGGAGGTTTTCATTTTGCTTTTGAGTTTGATATTTGCCCACGCTTTTTTGAGGCAATCGCTGAATGATAGCCCTGTTTGGCGTGCAAACTGCCAAGCAAGGGTAAAAACGTTCTTTTTGTCGGTATTTTTCATTTTGATAGTGTGTTTAAGGTTATTAAATTGAGTTTAAAAGCAGTTTAAAGACTTGCTTAGGTCTGTTTTTATTAGTTGTTTAATGAATGTACATCATAACGTGCGCAAGTGTATTTTGCTTCAAGTTTTTCAAGTGCTTTAGGGGTTACAAAATAAACGCCTTTAGTATATTCTGATTTTTTTATACCACGCCCTTTGAGTTCTAACTTAGTGCGTACTTCGTAATTGTTATAACACCATTCAAAAAATATTTGAGGCTCTTGTTGTTTGTTTAATGCTTTCATACTATTAATGTATTTAATGTTATTACTTGTTCTATCATTTTGACGGTGCAAAGGTAATTACACTTGTAATTGTGTGCAAGTTTTTAATGTTAAAGTTTTGTTAAATGTAATTACATTGGTTATTTTATATGGTATTACTTTTTATATTTGCACCATAATTATAAACGGAATATAATGGCACGTATAAAAGACAAAGTTTTTCAGATTAGAGCCTCAGAAGCATTTATGACCTTAATGAAAGAATTAGCTGATAAAAAAGGAATGTCGCAAGCGAACCTTATTGAGTACCTCGTACGCAAGGAGGCTGATAGTATGCAGCTGAAAGAACGTTTTGAGCAGGAGCAGCCAAAAGGGGGTGAAGAATAATTGTGAGGAAAATTTTCTGCACTATAAAAAACTGCACCCTATAAACAAATAGGGCAAAGAATAATGTGAGGAAAATTTTCTGCACAAAAAAACTGCCGTCCTATAAACTATGTAGGACGGCAGCTAACACTAAATAAACAATAAGAATGAAAAAGAAAGAGACTTATTTGCAACGTTCTAAGAAGGAGCTTTCTATATCTTTAAACAAGAGTTTGTAGCCTTTGCTATCGGTAAGCTGGCTGTTTTGTTTTACGTAATAGGAGATGCTGGATAATGACTTTTGTAGGTATTTGGCTATTTCTTTATTGGTGGCATTGTAGTGTTTTTTAGCTATTCCACAAAAGACTTTGAGGTATTGGGGGCTTGATTTTAGTGGCTCGCCTGTGGAGATTTCTACGGATTGCCTTATGTGTTCTAAGGTGATGTTTCTTGCGGGCTTGGCAGTGGATTTTTCTATTACTTTCTGAAACTCCTCGAAGGTGTAGCATACGGCGTAGGTATGCCCCAGTGCGATGGCTTTATTCTGAAAGTCTTTTTGGTTTTGCGTTTGGCGATTGCCTTTTACTTTCATTTCGATATAGAGGCTTTTGCCTTGTGGAAGGAGTACTACCAAGTCGGCTACTCCTGCCAGTACGCCTTCTGCTTTGAGGCGTTGGGCTTCACGAACGTTGCGACTGCCTCCGTTAGGGACGGCGTATATAACGAGCTGCGGGTATTGGTATCTAAACCAGCGTACGCAAGTGGTTTGTAGGGTGCTTTCTTGGTGTTTCATAGTAGTCTATTTTGTTTCAAATACTTCTCTTAATATTTCAGTAGGATAACTCTTAACGAAGCCGTATTTGGCATCGTATGGATAGAGCGTTGTACGCATATTTTTGCGGCTTTTCTTCCTAATGATATGGCTAACTGCAAGGGTACTCTTTTGCCTATGATATTGCTGTATCCTGATATGGTAAAATAGTCCTCGTTTTTGGTAGTGATTTTTGCTTCTATCTTGGTGAGACGCTCATTTTGCAAGGCTATTTGCTTGGCTTGTGCTTGTTGTGCTTTTTCTAAGGCTATCATTCCTTGTGCTTGCGCCATTAATATTTCGCCTGCTGTCATTGGCTTGATTGTTTGTTCAAGGCTTTCCAACCACGCTACTACGTGCCTACGTACGAACTTACTTTCACGAAGTAGCACTTGCTTTCCTTGTGTAATAGTGAGTTCAAACATAGGTTGTTCTCTGTTCCATTGGTCTTTATAAGAGGTCGGCAAAATTTTTTGCTGACCTATTTCCTCTTCAAATTCATCTCGAATAATAGCCAACATAGTCTTATGTTGTAGTTCTACATCCTTACCTTCTTCTTTTCTGAATAGGTTGATTTGCTCTACAAGTTCAAGGCTTGTAATAGTCTTTTTGGGTGTAATTCCTTGTGATGTAAGCATTAGGGTATTCATTATCTAATAAATTTTAATTCACTTTGATTTATTACATTACGTTTTCGGGTGCAAAGGTACAAAAAACTTTGAAGTATTCCTACACTTTTTTGATATAATTATTTGTTTATCATCATTTTGCAACGTTACATTGCAGTAGGTTTTACTGTAAATATTACCATAAAAAAGACGGGGTTTATACCCGTCTTGATGTTTGTTTTTGTGATTACTCATTTTCGCTCATCATAGGCTGCTCTACCTCATACATTATAGGCATTCTTTTCTTGGTAGCGATATAGTGCTCTATACGTGCGCCCTTGCTTTCTTGCCAGCCTTGTAGCATATAGATAGCCTTGCATTGCAGCAGGTCGGCAATATCTTTAAGCATATGCGCTTCCCAGCTGTCGTGCTCTGATAGTCCGTTTTCTAAGGGGTTTACGGGCTCGTATCCTAATCTTTTCGTTGCTTCGGCTACGGCTGCAAAGCGTTTGCGGGTTTCGGTGAGGTCTGTGCCGCTAATTTTTCCTGATATGTAGATTTTCATTTTTGTTCACTTTTATAGATTTCAATTAGTTTGTACACAAGTGCTTCTTGGGCTTGTTCGTAGGTTTTATAATATTCTTCAGGGGCTGCAACATATTCCTGACAGCTATTAATTTCGTAGTAGAATCGAAATTCTTCTACATTATTCATCATTACAGAATAAGTGTGTAATGTGCTGTGATAACCTTTGCTTCTGAACCAAGCAAAGACTTGTTCCCAAGTGGGTATAATTGCAATCTTGTCAAGTAAATTCTTGTCAAGTGTTTTGTATGTTAAATTTTTAATTTCACCGCAAAACACTACGTTATAACCTTTATTACGGTGCTGAACAAGGAAGGGCTCAATTAATTGTGTGTAATTAATAGCAAATGTACAGGGTTCATCAAAACCTATTCCTTTAAGTTCTTGGGCTATATCTAAGGGGACAAGCCAAGTAGGGTAATTCAATTTATTCATTTTCTTGTTGTTTTTAGGGTTATTCTTCTTCATCAGCTTCTTCTTCTGAAAATTCTAAGCTGTCAATCATAAAGATATAACGAGAAGGGTCTCCACTATAACCCACATCAGCAATGAG